ATATTCAAGACATCGTCCAAGGCAATCAAAGTCTCGGCTGAAATCTTTCCTTGTTTAAACATTCTAAGAAGAGGAGGATGTTGACCATCAGTAACAAGAATGTTTTGATTTAGATTGTCATCTAGCAACTCAATCTCGTTACTGATTATATATGTCAGAGACTGCTGTTTCTTCAGCCACTGCATATAATGGGAATTGGATTGTTCTTCATTTACCAGATCACCAACCCAAAGATTCTCGTTAACCACAAAGTTTGATACAATGTAATTAACGAGATCTTTTTGTTTTGACAATTTGTAAAAGAAGTACTTGTCCTTTCTGACTTCAAAGGAAGATTCGCTGAACTTTCCCTTTCCGCCATACTTGAAATAATCATACGATTCTTTTGTGAAATGATTCTTAAGAGAAACGTATGTCTTATATGCCTCAAATGGGGTCAATTTAGACCTCGCGATCATCCTTTCGACCTTTCAGCCCAAGCACTGCATAATATTTAATTTGAGTAATGTGTTGGTCAGTTTCATCAGCGTTCTTGATTATCTCAAGGATTCGATCAAACATATCCCAACACCATTCAATTTCAGCGTCCTTGTGGCTGATTTGATTTGCTTTGGTCATATTGGTAGCTTTGCTCCTTTGGGTAGGAAGTTGAGAGCCTCTGCTTCCTCTTGGATCTTAGATTTCATTTTCTGACAATCCTTGACGAAAACAGCAGCTGTCTCAACATCTATATTATTACGCTCACAATAATATATTACTGCATCCATATAGTCAAGCTTTTTATTCTTAACCAAAGATTCAATTTCAGAAAGGAATGTTTGCTTTGTCAGCATTCCACTTAAAATGATAATGTTTTCTTTCATTCCTTTTCCCTATAAAAGATGTGCTTTCCAATCGCAATAGTTCTTTCCATTTTCTTTCTCCAGTATGGATTAACTTTCCTGCTATGGAAATATGTTGCACCTTTAGTATTATCTTGGACCATACCAGCAAGAACAAGTTTTGCTACTCGATTGCTGTTTACCCAAGCGTCATTGTCCTTTGGAATATCTGACTTACCATCACACTTCCAAGAAAACTGACATCGGTCATTTACTACTCGACAAGGATCATCATTATACTTATCTAGCTTTGACCGATTAACCACCACGTTTGCAACTGCAAACTTACCAAAATTTGATTCTCCCCTTGCTTCGAAGTATACTGCTTTCGCAACACACTTCAAGTGGTTGGAATCTACTATGTCTATTTTTCTTGTAATAATAGTTGGAACCTGCGGTATTTGCGCATTACTTACTGAACTAACAGGTAACAAACAGAAGAAAAATAGAGTAGCTATGAGCGTTCTCATCAAACCTCTCCTAGTTTTCTCTACGTTTTTCGTTATGTTAGGCAGTTTTTCTTGTGTCAGGAAAACTACCAAACCCCGAACAGACAGCCCATCCCACGTTTCGTCTGTTGCGGATGCGGATAACAGTGGGTCCGCGAACGTGGATAACAAAGTTAGAGCCACAAACTAATGGAGTGAGGTTTGTCGACAAGATCTTCGCAGCTCTAACCTCACTCCTAGCGAAGTTCATTATACTATTTAGTCGAAAAAAATGCTAAGAGTAAATCTGTAGTTCGACGCCAGATAAGACTGTGGTCGAATTGTATGAGGGATTTTAGCATCGAATACAATTATACGTCCTGGGGTGTATGGAGAAGCAAACTCGATCTTCTTTCTTGTTTCATCAAAGAAAAGAGTTTCTCCATGCCATCCTTCTTCCCAATTGATATTGACGTAATAAAGAAGGACTTTCTTTTCTGGGTGGGAATGAATGAAGTTTACATCAGAAGGAGTTGAAAGATTTACGATTGCCTTCGTTCTGGTCAATCCCTCAACCATCTTACCAGCTTTAGATTCCATAATCTTTGCATATAAACCAAGATTATTCAGATCTTCATCGCTGTAATTGCTGTAAAGATAAGCAAACTTAGAATGCTCTTCTGTTACAGCATCACCCCATCCGATTTTGAAATATGAATTTTTGATAAATTGATATGCCATCAGGCGATCATCGAAATCAATCAAATCATCAAAAATTGTAATTTCTTTATTCATAACAATCCCATATTAAAAAATGGTGGGAGGGTTCTGTTGCCAAGTCCCTCCCGAACTCCGCTTAGGCTGCTAGAGCGTAAGCAATGCTTTCGTTATCGTTAGCATTTGTAGGTTTTGACCCGATAACGGCGGTATCATGCCGAGTGTCTCGCTTTGACTTTACTACACACGTCGATCCTAGTTCGCCCCCATCAGGTATACATCGGAAAGTGTTCGGAGAATTTATTACGCCATATTTGTTCCGACTATGGCAACCGATGTATACTTGGTGGAGGCGACGGGTACTGCCCCCGTGTCCGTAATGCTTATTCCTCTCGGGTCATCAACACCAAACTATATTTATATATTACCCTAAAACTATATCAAAGTCAAGAAGTATTTTGTTACTTATCAAAACTGTGTGTTCCGTTAGGCATAACGAAGTAATGCTTTAATGCTTTGCCGCCCAACTCTGGTCTTGGTTTATGCATATCATAAGAACCATCTTTTTCTCTAAAAGATGAAAGTGGATGAGTTGTTTGTTTTTTAGAACCATAATCATGCGAAGCTAGATGAACATCATCATGTGACATAACTGTAGCTGGCATTGTGCTTGTACCAAGCTGGCGATGAGCTTCCGCTCTGTGATTGCCGTCTACTACGACATGATGCCTGGGATCTGCTGGATGTTGAATTGCTATAACTCTAGGAGGTTTTTCGCCTGATTTAATCGCAGACTTCATTTTATCCATATATGGCTTCTTCTTAGCTGAGTTGAAGTAACCTTTATCCTTATATGGTTCATTGCCATGCGCAGTTGAAGTTCTTATATCTGCACGATTCCCTCTAACATTTTTTTGACTTGAATCAACATCCGATCCTTGCCCTCTTGGGTAAACAGTTGCATGATCTCTAAACGACTTAGCTTCTTCTAGGTCAATAAAATTTAAAAATGACAACATCAGAAACCCCTCTTTTTAATATTTTTATATTTAGTCTTTTCTAGATTCTTCTCTTCCAGTTTTACGTTTAACTCTTTCGTAATCTGGAGGGATCTGGTTAGACACTCTTAACATTGTATCCATTCTTATGATGTCGTTATCCAACATGCGAATGCGATCTATCAACCCAACTAGCATACCCTCGATGCCGTCAAGTTTTGCTATAATAACTTTCATCATCCATTGTAAAAGAGCATAGAAAAGCCAGCCGATGCCAAGAGCACCAGCTGCTGGGATTCCAATGTTAGAGATAAACGTAGATACCTGATCTAACTCCATGTGAGCCTCCTTTTGTTGTTGGATATAAACTCACGTGGGATGATCCGTATCAATCGTAGTTATATTTATAATAAAAAATGGGAGGCGGACCTCCCATTTGAGTTTCAATTAAAAGAACGAATCCAGCGAAGCACCCTTATTACTAGTGTCCTTCAATCGAAGCTCGGCGTTGCCCGTTGACTCACGAATGTACATTGTACAGTAGTCGGGGAACATCTCCGCGATCTTCTTGATGGACTCGTAAACATATTCCTTGGTACGAATCGTCTGAAGCCCACCATCTTCCTTGTAGTAGTTAGACTTCACGGTGTAATTATCAAAACGAACCACTGAGCCATTGCGAATGTACTGACGAATCGAGTACTCATAATCCTCACCGTGGTTAGTTACCCGAGCCAGATCGTCAGAGTGCTCGACGATCACACCAAACATTGATGCAATAACATAACAAAGCTTGGTGTAGACCCGTTCCTTCATGAAGTATGCATTGGCTGCAGCATAGATCCCAAAGGTCTTGGCTCCAACCTTTTCGCATTCCTCAAACCCACGAAGAATGATCTCCTTCTCAAGATCCTCAACCCGACCAAGCTTTTGTTCAGAAACTTTCTTCTGAACTTCTTCTACGTCGTCGTCGAACATCATCAGATGTGTGCCTTCGGGATACCAACGCTCAATGAAGTTACGTTGAGCACCAATGGTAGGAACACCAACAACAATGTTCTTGTATGGAGTATCAGCTAGAGACTTGGTGTATGCTTCTAGCTCTTCTTCGTTTGCCACAAAAACAGTGATTCGTTCTGGATCAATGTTGTAACTCTCAAGAACCTTTAGTGTCTTCTTCTTAATAGTTTCAGGGCGTTTATATGAAGGAATGGCAATTTTATAGGACATCACAAACTCCGGAAATTAGAAAAAGTTTTCAAGGGTTGACACTTGATCCTTACCGTATGGATCACTCATACCATGTTCATGCAGATAGTCATACCACTCCTTAGATGTTTCCCATGATGGGCTAACACCATTCCAGAGAGGACGCCAAAGCTCATGCTTTTCATTTAGGCGGCGCTGGTCAATAAACTGCTTACGTAGCTGCTCATACTCCCAAGACTTACATTCTAACATATCCTCGCGGAAGTATGCCACAATGGTCATGCGATCAGGATTGTCACCAGAAAGAGGTGCATTACCATGTATAGCTGTATGATTCGCCACAAGAAGTAGGTCGCCTGGCTCCAGTTTAACAGCCACGCGATACTCAGGTAGGATAAGTTCAGCACCATCCCAACCTTTACCAAGAGCAGAGAGATTCGAAAATCCGGAGTCCAAGTCTCCAGCATCGCGATGACAAGCAGTTCTAAAATTATGGTTGACAGTGAGAGTCGTAAAGACGGTGTCGTCAATTAGGAACCTCTTGTCTAGCTTGTCAGCAGCAGCACGCTGAGCAGCCCAGCGATTAGGAAGTAGCTCGCTGAAGCAATGGTTGAGCTTACGTAGGTATGGAAACGACTTTGCGAATGACTCGGGATGCTTCTCTGTAAATGCAGTTGCCCGACCGTAAGGAATACGTGGGTAACGAGAGTAGTACCCAGCAACACCAGACATAACACTTTGAGCATAATTGGTCGCCGAAATGTAGTTATCACGAACGTATTCAGCCTCTTTCCTCTGTTCGTCGCGAGGAAGATTGTCTAGACGATCAAGCCAACGATCAAACCAGCCGAAGTATGGATCATGATCAGCCATCACCTTAGAGCGAAGCCAAACATATCCACGAGTTTCTTCTTCCGCCTTCTTATTTTCATTAAGACGGCGAAACTCCTTCAGCGTAACTGATTCGACCAGTTCGTTCTCAGGACGTGTCAGATACTCCAGGGCAGAGATCTGAAAGGGTGTTACCCATTCCCTTCCACCCCGACCCTCAGCCTTCAGAACATCACCACGAGGACCAGCAGCTAACCCACGGTTCTGAGACTGAGTAGCGGCACCGATCAAACCCTCGTAACACTGTTCCAGTTCTTCTTGGGTGAAAACATTCTTACGAAACATTGCAACAATGTTATCCTCAGTTCTACTGCCATCCATCGTTGGCGCATAAACGTCAGAGTCCTCTGTGATTAGAAGATCGTAATGCTCTTTATCAACAAACTGACCAAGCAGATGCTCGCAGTCATACTTCTTATCAGCGTAGATGACGTTGACCTCTGTCTTCTTACAAGGACGGTCGCAATCTTTTTCGCAGCTATGTTTCATGTGTGTGCCCTCTCTAACTTAGAGACTTATCTTACTATAAGTTTGTTATCTTGTCAATCGTAAATTGTAAAATCTTTATACAGCAATGCTGTTTCAGCTTTGTTTCCGCAAAAACATTTTGCGATAGCCAAAGCCTCTTCATATGTTTCGGCGTTCAATTTAACGAACCCGAGTTTCTCCCGTTCATCGAGATAAGCGATCATGTATTTTCGTTTTATCTTCTTATTCTTCTCTTCCATTTTACCTCTCTGATGCAAAATGTTGCATCAGTATATAGACAGATTTAAAATGCATCTTCGTTGTCTATGTAAGTTGTGTCATAAAAATCATCATCGAGATCGTTGAACATTGCATCCCATTCTTCAGGAGTTACGCCAGTCATCAGAAACTCACGATCATCCTGGGAAAGATTGGGGAAAACATTTTGAATAAGATCATTGCTGTTTGTCCAATGATCCAGCTGTTCCTGCGTAACAGGAACCTCGCGAGTATGGACAACATTGGAGATCATAGAACGACGAGTAACGAGCATTTTGCAAACTCCCGAAAAAATTAATCGAAGCC